CGATCGGTCGGCAAGGTCTTGGGGTAGATGGCGACGTTGATGCCGCCGCCGACACCGATCCGGTTGTTCGGGATGACGGTGCCGCTCCGGCCCGGCACCACGATCTCGGGGCCACGCTCGCCGACGAGGTACGGGGTACCGGCAGTGACCGGGCCGCCGTTGGCGCGCCCTTCCATCTCGTTGCGCAGACCGGAGCCGACCACCTGGCCGCTAATCGACACGATGCGATTGCGGGCAATCTGGTTCAAGCGGCTTTCGACGGCAGCGATGTTCCCGGCGTCGAGCGTGGCGATCAGCTGCGCCTTCGTCTCGGGCGGCACGCCCTCGAGCGCCATCACCATCTCGGCGATTGCACGGACGTAGTCGCGAGTCTCCTGCTCCGACCGGCCCGTTTCCGAGTGGTACATGTACATCTTCTCAAAGAAGTTGGTCCATGCGTCCTGCTGATTGAGCTTGCCGAGGAAGGCGCTGTAGGTGTCGTCGAGCGCAGCGGTGGACTCCTCAAGGTCCTCGACGAAGGTAGTCGCCTTGTCGACGGCTGGGCTGACCCGCTCGCCGTAGATCCGTGCCATCTCGGCGGCGGCTTCGGTGCCGTGCTCGATGGTGGTGGTGCCATCCTCGAGGTTGCCGGTGAAGTAGTCCCAGGCGTAGCTGATTCCATCCGTGGCGGAGACGTTGGACCCGATCGCATCGGTGAACGAGTCCATCGCTGAGGTGGCGACATCGACGGGGCTGGTGAGCTTTTTGGCCCACCCGGCCAGATCGGTGCCGGTCAGATCCTCGGCGGCGCTGCTGGCCGCTTGGAGCGCGTCGGTCACCGTGCCGATGGTCTCGGCAGCATCAGACAGCGCCGGAACGAGAGACTCGCCGACGGTCATCTTGACGGCCTGCAGTCGGTCGTTCAGGTCGTCCATGCGCTCGCGGAACTCGCGAGCCTTCTTCAGTTCGTCGGGGTCGATCACCTGGGCGTCGGCGACACCAGCGAGCGACGCCTTCAGCGCAGTCGACCCCTGGCCGATCAGTTCGGCCATGCCCTGCCAGCCCTTGCCGAGCAACTGCGACGCAACACGCGCCCGCTCAGCCGGGTCCTCGATGGCGTTGAGCCGGTCGACGACGTTCAGGAAGGTGCCGTTCACGTCGGTGGCGCCGGTGTCGGTCTTGGCGATCTCAACGCCCAAGTCGGCGAACAACTGCGGCGAAGCGCCGAGCGTCTTGTTCATCTTGCCGAGCGCCGATTCGACGGTCCCGGCTTCGATTCCGATGTCGCCAGCGACCTCGATGAGGCGGCTGGCCTCATCGACGGCCAGGCCGGTGGCGTCGCTGAACGCACCGGCGGCGAGCGCCGTGTCCTGGAACGCCTTGACCGACTTCACGCCGAAGGCGATCAGCGCACCGCCGGCGGCGAGGGCGAACTCGGCGGCGTTCGCCTTCACCGCATCGAACGCCACACTGCCAGCGGCCTGCATCTTCCCGAACGCGCCCTCGGCCTTCTTGACCTCGGAGCGCATCTTGCCGAGGCCCGACTGGGCCGGGCCTGTGACGAAGTCGATGACGACTGTGAGCTTGTCGCTGAACGCCATCGGTCACCCCCTGGTGATGCGTCGGAACTCGGCCTGCAATGCGCGCCAAGCACCATCGGTGCCGCCCTTGCGCTCACGCGCAGCGGCGATCGTGAAGGTCCGCAGACCACGGGACGGCCCGTACGACGACGACGCCCTCGGGCCCTGCGGTGTCGCCACCACCCGGCCAGCGGTCGGGCGGCGAGCCTTGCGGCCGTTCGCCCGTGGGTAGATCGACCCTGACGCCTTGCGACCCCGCTCGGCGAGGAACCACACGCCCGACGGGCGGTGATTCATCGACAACTGCCAACCGGCCTCGTCGTAGCCGAGCCGCAGCGGCACTCGGCCACCCTTGAAGTTCGACATGGCCCGGTCAGCGCCGAGGGTGTCCTCTGCCGCCGACAGGCCGCCCTTCTTGGCGTCGCCACCGGCTGCACGCATGATGCGCCGCCGAGCATCGTCGTCGAGCGTCGATTCCAACTTGCGCAGATACGCCGAGATGGCCGACGCCTCGAAGCCGACACCGCTGCCTGACTGGCCGCCGGCCGCCACGATCAGGATGCGAGGCGGGTGACCACGCCGGTCGTCGGGAACGACAGCGACACGACAGCCAACTCGCCGACCGAGTTGCTGATCGGGGTGTAGCCCAGGTTCAGGAACCGCAACACGTACGACGGGTTCGTCGCTGCTCGGCTGCCCGCCACCGCCTTGATGTCCATATACAGCGAGGACGTCGAACCGAAGCCGAGCGTGCCACCGAGACCGAAGATCGCATCGACCTGCGAAGCGGCGAAGTCCTGGTTGAGGGTCAGGTTCACGGTGCCCATCTGCAGGCCACCGATCTTCTGGCGCCAACCGGCCGAAGCGAAGTTCGTGTAGTCGAGCTCCTCGGCCTCGAGGCTCAACTCGACCTGGGTGACCATCGCCGAGATGTCGGTCGACGTCGTGATCGTGCCCGACGCGGCGGCGCTGCCGCCGGGAGCAGTGCCGGTCCATGCGGTGCCGGTCAGGATGGTGGCGCTGGTGAGAGCGAAGACGGCCATGACGGCTCCTTCTGTGCTGGTATGGGGGTACGCGACGAAGCCGCCCGAGAATCAGGCGGCTTCGAGCGAGGGGTGAAGATCAGGCGGTGGCGGCAGCAGCGACGAACGTGACCGACGTGAAACCGGTGATCGTCCAGCCGAGCCGGATGTGCGTCTCTGAAGCGATCGGCCCGGCGACACTCGCCAACTGGTGCCCGACCGCAGTGAACGACTGCGAGGTGATCTGCGTCGTTGCCGACGGGAACCCGACGGCGTTGTCGCTCTGCACCGTGAACACGATCGAACCGGTGCCGGTCACGCTGAGTACGTGGAACGTGGCGTAGAGCCGCTGCCCGGTCGTCGGGAACGTGAACGCCAGAGCGGTGCCGCTACCGGTGGCGGTGCGAGCCGCCGACGGGTGCAGCACCAGGCCGCGGGCGACGACATCGGTGCCCGCCCAGTTCAGCGTAAACCCGGCTGCGTCGCCGACAGCACCGGACAGCACCGTGTTCGCACCGAGGCGGCCCTGGCCGATGAAGGCCACATCGCCGGCCGTGGCCGTCGACGTCGGGGCGATCGTGAACGTGTCCAGACCGGTGAGCGCGCCGACACCGAACGACGGCTCGACACCGGTCGTCGCGAAGTCCTGAAAGCCATCGGCCGATGCGGTGAACGACTTGAGCCCGCAGATCTTCTGACGCCACCCGCCCGAGGCGAGCGTCGTCACGTCGATCTCGTCGGCAGACGCCTCGAGGGTGACTGTGCGAGCGAAGGCAGCGAGTTCGAGCGTGTCGACCACGGCCGACACCGACGTATTGGCGTAGACGGGCATGCCCTACCTCCGGAGCTTGATGCCGACAGCGAGCACGGCCATCACCGCCGCCGAGCCGTCATCGGCCCCAGCGCGTGACAGGCCCGACGCAGTGCGGACGATGGTGTTCTCGACGACGCCGCCGAGCGTGCGGTCGGCGCTGATGGCGTCGATGATCGAGTTCGACATCCCGGCGCCCGCCGACAGCATGTCGAGCACGGCGATCTGGCTGTCGATGTCGCTCGTCCCTTGCGCCATCACTGCGACCTCGAGCTGCACATCGACGAGCGGCGCAGCACCGAACGATTCGTGATAGGCGACGAACTGGTCAGCGGGGCGCACGATGGCGCACGGGAACTGCGGCAACGTTGCGGGTTGCAGGTCGTAGCAGGCGAGCGCCCGAGACGTGTTGGCGTCGATCTGGTTGGCGAGCGCCGTCATCACGGCACGCAGGTCGAGCGTCGCCATCAGAACACCCCGATGGCATCGACCGGCGTGGCTGATTCCTTCACGAACGGCTTCAGCAGCTCCTCGACGTACGGGTTGAGCCGCACGCGCAGCGAGCCAAACTCGCCGAACGCAGCGACACCGTTACGGGTGTCGCGCTGCATGAGGATGTCCTTGGCGAGGATCTTGGTTGCCTCGATCACCGGGGCGGGCCTGACTGCCCAGCCCCACGCCGCCGTCACGACGATCGTCGCACGGCCCTCATCGGTGGCGTCGATGTACCAGTCGCCGTAGATGCGCCGGATCTGGTCGTACGGCACCGCCAGGCCGCTCGGGCGGCGACCGTTCAGCGGCTCCAGTTGGTAGCCGCTGGCAGCGATCGTGTCGCCGTTCTCGACGACCGACGTGACGCTGGTGCAGTCGTCGATGATGACCAGGCGATACGACTCGGGCACGAACGAGCGCGCCGAGGGCGAACCGGCAATGTCGAAGCTGCGCCCGCAATGCTCGTTCACGGCGATGACGGCGGCGTCGATGCCAGCCTGCAAGATCGAATCCTCGGCAGTACCGAGCTCGTTGCGCACCCACGACTTGAAGTCGGTGAGCGAGACGTAGGCCACGTCAGCCCTCGGCCTTCACCTTGGCAGGCTTGGCAGGCTTGGCGGCGACCGGCTCGTCGGCGACGAACAGGTGCGGCCCGGCCTTCACCAGCGGGTGATCGGCGGCGAGCACCGCGCCCGCCTCGTAGGTGCCCGATGCGTGATGCACGGTCTCGGTCAGACGAGGCATCGCCCCTCCTCGATGTTGCGCACCTGCAGCGGTGCGGACGGAATGGACAGCGGCACGGCACGGTCGATCACCAGCGCCACCCGTTCGGTGTCGTCGGTGTTGACCACGCTGTGCCAGTCGTGGTGCGCCACCCGGAACGGCACGCCGACCTTGTGGTGCACCGGGGTGCCGCACTGGAGCAGGCAGCCAGCCGTCGTGAACGG